ATCATTTCTTTTGTTGCAACCAAGATAGTTCGATAAGGATTTATATGCCACAAGTTGGAAACAAGAAATTCCCATACACAGAAAAAGGCGAGAAAGAAGCCAAAGAGTATGGCAAGAAGAAATCTATGCCCGTTACTGTAATGATTGCTATTGGTAAGCCTAAAGCTATGCCTACCCGTGGTGGTCGTACTGCTACTAACATGATGAAGAAATCCACAAGGGGTAAATAATGGCTATAACCGCTCCAATTACACTTTTGAATGCCGTTGTCGCTACTGGCGCATCAACCGCAGTTCAAGCTGATCCTGGTCAACCCGCATTTCTTCAAGTTTCAGGCATCACAAGTGCTACTGTTGCTTTGCAAGGAAGTTTGGACGGGGTAACATATTCAACGATTGGTACGGCCTTAACTGGTGATGGCATTATTACTGTGGCAAATGCGCCTAAGTATTTAAGAGCCAACTGCACAGTTTATGTAACTGGCACAATCACTGCCAAGATCATGTACTGATATGAAAACCAAAGCCCAAAAGAAGATCAGCAAAGTGATGACTGAGTTTGGCAAGGGCAAGTTGACTACCAATAAAAAGGTCGTTACTAATCCAAAACAGGCTTTGGCTATTGCTTTATCCGAAGCAGGTATGTCTAAACCAAAGGGTAAGAAATGAAACAAGGTCTCTACGCTAACATCAATGCCAAACAAGAACGCATTAAAGCGGGTTCTAAGGAAAAGATGCGTAAGGTTGGTTCTAAAGGCGCTCCTACTGAGGCGGCATTTAAGGCTGCGGCTAAGACCGCAAAGAAGAAATGAAATCTCCTGTTTGGCAAACAAAAGCAGGAAAAAACCCCAATGGGGGCTTGAATGCCAAAGGCAGAGCATCGTATAATGCAGAAACAGGTGGCAATCTAAAACCACCAGTCAAGTCGGGAGACAACCCTCGTAGGGCCTCCTTTTTAGCACGTATGGGCAATATGCCTGGCGCTGAGATGAAAGATGGAAAGCCTACCCGACTTTTACTTTCTCTTAGAGCTTGGGGCGCAACGTCCAAGGAAGACGCTAAAGCTAAGGCTAAAGCGATCTCTAAGAGGAATATGAAGTGAGACCAGTATCTGTCGGAGTTAACCCAACAGCCGCAACGCTGACAACTGTTTATACAGTTCCTACGGGTTATTACGCCAAGTTTACTGTGATGTACATTCACAATACTGGTGGTTCGACTAAGCACATTACTGTTCAATGGTATGACGCAAGTGCTGCCACAACCTTGGACATTCTTACGTCTTACAACTTAACTTCTAAAGAATACCTGCAATTTGATGGTGCGGCTTATATCGTTTTAGAAGAGGGCGATAGGATTCAACTTACTACTGAAGCGGCTAGTTCATTCAGTTTTATTGCAACATTTGAGGTTCAGGGAGCGCAACGAACATGACCTACTTAGAACTTGTTAACGATGTGTTGGTTCGCTTGCGTGAAAGCACAGTATCTACTGTTGGCGAAACAACTTATTCTTCTTTGATTGGCAAGTTTGTCAATGATGCCAAGCGTCAGATTGAAGATACATACACTTGGAATGTCTTAAATCAGACAGTAACAGTCACTACTGCTGGTGGTACAAGTTCTTATTCTTTAACTGGTACTGGTCAGAAGTTTCGTATTGCTGAAGCTCTTAATACTACAAACTATATTGTATTGAGCAACATTGCAGTTTCAGACATGAACCGCAAGTTGAACTTTGGCACACCAGTTCAGGGCGTTCCTTCTGAATATTGCTTTAATGGTTCAGATGGCAATGGTGATACAAAAGTAGATTTGTATCCTGTTCCTGATGGCGTTTACACATTGAAATTTGATGTAACAATCCCACAAGCTAATTTGACTGCTGATGGTACATCTGTGAAGGTTTTGGACTATTTGGTTACTCAAAGTGCCTATGCTCGTGCTTTGATTGAGCGTGGTGAAGATGGTGGAACAAACTCTACTGAGGCTTATGCTCTGTTTAGAGGGATGCTCTCTGACGCTATTGCGATGGAGTCCACTCGTTATCCTGAAGACAACTTTGTGGCGGTCTAATGGCAGGACAACTACAAAGTTACAGTCTCTCAGCACCAGGCTTTTATGGCCTGAATACTGAAGATTCCCCTCTTGATTTAGGGGCTGGCTTTGCTTTGGTTGCAACCAACTGCATCTTGGATCAGTATGGTCGTATTGGCGCTAGAAAAGGTTGGTCAAGGGTTAACTCTTCCTCTGGTGCTTTGGGTGCTAATGATGTTGGTGTTATCCATGAGTTAGTCCAGACTGACGGGACTCTTACAGTTCTGTTTGCTGGCAACAACAAAATATTCAAACTTGGCACTTCTAATGCGGTGACTGAGTTGACCTATGGTGGGGGGGGTACTGCTCCCACTATTACTGCATCTAACTGGCAAACTGCATCCTTAAATGGAATTGCATACTTCTTCCAAACTGGTCACGATCCTCTGATTTATGACCCCGCTATAAGTACAACTACTTATCGCAGAATATCTGAAAAGTCTGGCTATGTTGCTACTGCTCCTCAAGCCAACATCTGTATCTCAGCGTTTGGTCGTTTGTGGGTAGCTAATACTGCTACTGACAAAACAACTATTACCTTCTCTGATCTGATTGCAGGTCATGTATGGGGTGGCGGCACTTCAGGCTCATTGGATGTTTCACGGGTCTGGCCTAATGGTGCTGATGAGATCATGGGGTTGGCAGCGCACAATGATTTCTTGTTCATCTTTGGCAAGAGACAGATTCTTGTCTACTCTGGTGCTTCTACACCTGCAAGCATCGTTCTAAGCGACACAATTGGCTCGATTGGATGTATTGCTAGAGACACGATTCAAAGCGTTGGCTCTGATGTGATTTTCTTGTCCGACTCTGGTGTTCGCTCACTGATGAGGACAATTCAAGAGAAGTCTGCACCCCTAAGAGACTTGTCTAAGAATGTGCGTTTCGATCTGAACTCATCACTGGCAAGCGAAACACTGGCTAACTTGAAGTCTGTTTACTCAGAAAAAGAAGCCTTTTATCTGCTTGTTCTGCCCGCTACTTTCCAAGTTTACTGCTTCGATACCAAGCAAACATTGCAAGATGGTGCTTCCCGTGTAACCAAATGGGACTCTATTGCTCCAACTGCTTTGCGTTCTTTGCGTAATGGCGACTTGTACATTGGTAAGAATGGCTATATCGGCAAGTATGGGACTTATCTTGATGACACAGTAACGTACCGATTTGCGTACTACACGAACAATGCTGACTTGGGAAACCCTAATCAGATTTCTATTCTGAAGAATATTACAGCGATTGTGATTGGTGGCTCAGACCAGTTCTTAACTATCAATTGGGGCTTTGACTATTCTGGTGCTTATCGAGCCGAGAACGTCTATATCCCATCACAGACAAGTTACGAATATGGCACTGCTGAATACAACATTGCTGAATACACAAGTGGTGTGCCAATTAAGACGTTAACAGCAAATGCTTCTGGTGCGGGAAAGATTGTCCAGACAGGGTATGAAACAACCATTAAAGGTGTTTCTTTTTCATTGCAAAAGATTGAAATTCAAGCCAAAGATGGCAAAATGGGTTAAGGAGAAATATCGTGAGTAATTACACAAAAACAGTAAACTTTGCGTCAAAAGACAATTTGTCTCCTGGCAATCCTTTAAAGATTGTAAAAGGTACTGAGATTGACACTGAGTACAACAATATTGCTACTGCTGTTGCGACAAAGACAGACAATGCTTCTGCCAATATTACTGGTGGTTCAATTACTGGCATTACCGATCTAGCGGTTGCTGATGGCGGTACAGGTGCTTCTACTGCTGCTAATGCTCGTACTAATCTGAGTGCTGCTTCAAGTGGTGCTAACTCTGACATTACTTCTATTACTGGTCTTACAACTGCGTTGACAGTTGCACAAGGTGGTACTGGTGTAACTAGCTCAACAGGTACAGGTTCTGTTGTTCTGTCAAACAGTCCTACTTTGGTGACTCCCGCATTGGGAACTCCTGCTTCTGGTACGGCAACTAACCTAACTGGTCTGCCGATCTCAACTGGTGTAAGTGGTTTGGGTACTGGTGTAGCTACTTTCTTGGCTACTCCATCATCTGCAAATCTAATTTCTGCCGTAACAGACGAAACAGGTTCAGGTGCTTTGGTGTTTGCCAATAGCCCAACTTTGGTAACTCCTGCTCTAGGCACTCCATCTGCCTTGGTTGGCACAAACATCACAGGTACTGCTTCAGGGCTGACTGCGGGTAATGTGACTACTAACGCCAACTTAACAGGTGCAGTCACTTCTGTTGGCAATGCAACATCTTTGGGTTCATTTAGTTCTGCCAACCTTTTAGGTGCTTTGACCGATGAAACAGGAACAGGATCGGCAGTATTTGCTACTTCACCTACTTTGGTGACTCCTATTCTTGGAACACCTACTAGCGCAACTTTAACAAACGCTACAGGGCTTCCAATCTCTACTGGCGTGTCAGGTCTAGGAACTGGCGTAGCAACGGCTCTAGCGGTCAATGTAGGCTCTTCTGGCGCACCTTTGGTCAATGGTGGTGTTCTGGGTACTCCATCTAGTGGTACTGCTACAAACCTTACAGGTCTGCCTATCTCTACTGGTGTGTCAGGCTTGGGTACAGGTGTAGCGACTGCTCTGGCGGTCAATACAGGCTCTAGCGGTGCTGTTGTTGTTAATGGCGGTGCTTTGGGTACTCCATCTAGCGGTACAGCTACTAACTTGACAGGATTGCCTTTGTCTACAGGTGTAACAGGAACTCTCCCTGTTGCCAATGGTGGTACAGGTCAGACTAGCTACACAGATGGTCAACTGTTGATTGGTAACTCTACTGGTAACACGTTAACCAAAGCGACTCTAACTGCTGGCACAAATGTGACGATTACTAATGCCGCAGGTGCAATTACGATTGCTGCTACAGGTGGCGGTGGATCAGGTGATGTGGTTGGCCCTGCATCTTCCACTGATAATGCCTTTGCTCGTTTTGATAGCACAACAGGTAAGTTGCTTCAGAACTCTACTGGTGCAACATTGAGTGATACTGGTGCGGCTGTATTTACAGGTGCATTAGATGTTCTCGGAAACTCAACTTCTGGCTCTAACATTAAGCTATACGAAGACACAGACAACGGCACAAACTATGTAGCGTTTAAAGCACCAGATACTATTGCTTCCAATGTAACTTGGACACTACCAAGTGCTGATGGAACAAACACACAAGTCTTGCAAACCAATGGCTCTGGCACTTTGTCATTTGCAACAGTAAGTGGTGGTGCTTCTGCCGCTACGCCTACTGCATTGGGTACTGTGTATGGAAAGACAGATACTTCATCAGTAACTTTCTTAGGTTATCAAGCAGGAAACTCAACTACAGGTGCAAATAACACCGCAGTTGGTTATCGTTCTTTGATTACCAATTCTACTGGCGCAAGCAATACAGCGTTAGGTCACGATTCTTCATATTCAAACACTACTGCAGAATCTAATGTTGCTCTTGGTCGTTCGGCTCTCTACTCCAACTCTACAGGCAGTAACAATACTGCCGTAGGTTTTGAATCACTTGGATTTACCACAGCGGCTAATAACACTGCTATGGGTTATCGTTCGCTTTATTTAAGCACCACAGGAATTCAAAATACTGCTGTAGGTTTTGAAGCAGGAAGAGCTAGCACTACTGGCGGTGAAAACGTACTTGTTGGATATCGAGCGGGATATGCAATAACCACATCTGGTGGAAATGTGGCGATTGGAAGTAGTGCGTTACAAACACATACTACTGGAAATAGAAATACTGCTATTGGTAATCTTGCAGGAAACGGAATAACAACAGGCAATACAAATCTCTGTGTAGGTCATGCCGCAGGTGGAAGCATAACAACTGGAAGCAGCAACACAATTATCGGCCCAGATATTAGTCCTGTTGGAACTGGCTCAAGTAATACATGGGTTGGTTCTGGCATTAGTGGTGCTACAAATGTAGCGCAAACAGTTGCTATTGCGGGGCCAGATGTCGGCTCAACAACTCGTTCTATTAGTCTAGGTTGGAACATTTCTGCTCAAGGTAATGACCATGTGACCATTGGTTCATCTGTTGGTCGCATCTATAACAATTTTGCAAGCAATGCCACATGGACTCAAACGTCTGATGGCAATTTGAAAAACATTGTTGGTGCTGACACACTTGGCTTGTCGTTTATCAACCGACTAAATCCAATTAAATTTACTTGGAAAGCACAAAACGAACTTCCAGTAGACCATCCTTTATATCAAGAGGTTAATTTAAAAGACACAGCTACTGTAATTCATGGTTTTGTGGCTCAAGAAGTCAAAGCTGCGCTAGATGCTGAAGGTTGCTCTACCTTTAATGGTTGGGCGCAAGGGTCTGATGGTGTTCAAGCCATTAGCCGTGAAATGTTTATTTCCCCACTTGTCAAAGCAATCCAAGAGTTATCCGCACAAGTTGAAACCCTCAAGGCTGAAGTAGCCACACTTAAAGGAAACTAATCATGGAAACAATAACACCAGAGCAAATTGCTAAGCACTACTCTGCTGCAATGGATAGCGTCAATGTAATCAATGGTGTAAAGCCAAGTTATATGACTGACTCTGAATGGACTGATTATATTGCTCGCAACAAAGAACATTTGGTCATTATGTTGGCCAAAGACTTCTGGACAACTGAAGACCTTGCACCATTGCAAGCCGCATCCGCTTAAAGGAAACTGTCATGGCAACACAATCAGAAATCAACGCATCATTGGGGTTGCCTCCTGGTATCAATCCAGATGGCTCTTGGAATGCTCAAGACTACATGGCTCGTAAAGTAGCGGGACAACCTGACACTCAGGCTCAAGTAGATGCGGCTTTAGCGGCTAATCCTTATTCTGCTCAGAACATGGCTAAAGTTGATATAACAAGGCCAGGTCAATATGTGGAAGATGCGGGTGGGAACTATGTTGCCTTGTCTCCAAATGTTGCGGGTTTTGACATTAACAATCCTACTGCGTTGCAAAGTTTGGGTGAATTGCGTGCTATGGGTGGAAAAGACTCTACTTCACAAGCATTCAATGCAATTGCAACTCCTGCACAAAAGGCTGAAGCTGACAGACTGTGGTCTATCGAAAAGGCTCGTCTTGAAGAGATTGATAGACAAGCGGCATTGGCGGCACAACAAGGACAATCTATGGCAACAAAGTCTTATACAGATGCAGAAGTAAAACAAGCATTAAAAGACCTTAGTTATCTTGATCCTAATGCCTCTATCAATGACATCATTACTGCGGCTCAAACCTATGGAATTGATAGAGATAGGGTTGTCAAGAACATAAGTTCTTTTACCTATAACGCTGAAAATGTTGATAAGCTATCTAAGCAGATTTTGGCTCAGAACACTACAAATGCTTGGAAGGGTGATGTTCAGCCTGAAACTGCGGCTCGTTACATGGCTGATGATCTTGCTAAGAGTGGTATTACAGACATCTCTCAAGTTGGCAAAGGTGACACAGGAATCATCAATACAGTTACTGGTGAAAAACTTGTTTCTGGTTATGGAGAAAGAACTAAAGGCAATCTTTGGTCTGGTTCATATGAGGGCAAAGGAAATACTGGTTTTGGTGTGCAATTCACAGAAACTGGAAAGCCTATCTTTTATACAGAAGGTGCATCATCTAGCACTCTGAAAAAAGACTTGCTTAAAGCCGCAGTTATTGCGGGTGCGGCATTTGGAATCGTTGGCCCTGAAGCCTTTTCTGGCATATTTGGATCAGCGCCAGCGGCTGCAACAGCTTTAGGAGCAGAAGCGGCTGCAACAGGTTTGACACTAGCCGAGTTGGGCGGTACTGCGGGTGCAGTAGGTGGAACAGCAGGTTTACTAACTGGTGGTGCAGGAGCAGCCGCCTTGGGAACAGGTCTAACGGCAGGTAGCAGTCTTTCAGGCTTAACGGCAGGTAGCACCCTTTCTGGTCTGACTGCGGGGACAGGGGCGTTAACTGGTGCTAACACTTTGCTTGGTGGCGCAGCACTTGGCTCTACTCTTGGCGGTTTAACAACAGGTGCAGGTGCATTGACTGCGGGTGCTTTAACTGCTGGAGCAGGTACTGGCGCTCTTACTGCCTCACAAATAGGCTCTTTGCTTTCAGGTGGTTTGACTACTGGTGCAGGTCTTCTCCAACAACAAACATCTCGTGAAGCGGCTCAAAGAGCGCAACAGATGATTGATACTGAGACTGCTGCCGCTAAACAAGCTGCTGCATTTAGACCAGTGGGAATGACAACTCGGTTTGGTACTTCGCAGTTCACAGTCGATCCAGTAACAGGTCAACTGACAAGCGCAGGATATACCGCAAGCCCAGGTGTTCTGGAAGCTCAGAATCGTTTGGTTGCTTTGGGTAATCAAGGTTTGGCACAAGCAGAAGCGGCACAAGGTCAATTTGCTCCTTTGCAAACAGGCGCACAAAGGTTATTTGGACTTGGTAATCAATACTTGGCTGAATCGCCTGAAGCCGTTGCTCAAAACTATCTCAATCAACAGATGGCTTTGTTGCAACCTGGTCGTGAGTTAGAACTTGCTAATCTACAAAACAAACTGCAACAACAAGGTCGTGGTGGTTTAGCGGTTGCTCAAGGTGGTACTTTGGGTGCTACTACTCCTGAACTACAGGCTTTGTATAACGCTCGTGCTACTCAAGAGGCTCAACTGGCGGCACAGGCTCAACAAGCAGGTCAGCAACAGGTTGCCTTTGGTGCGGGATTACTTGGTACTGGCGCACAAGCTATGGGTCAATACTATGGTGGTCAACAAGCGGCTTATGCTCCTTACACAACTGCTTTGGGACAATTTACGAACTTAGAGCAATTGGCACAACAACCTTTGACAATGGGTGCATCTCTTGCTCAACAATCTGCTCAAGCAGGTGCTAATGTGGGTCGTTTAGGTCTGTCTGGTGCTGAGTTCAGTACACGATTGGCTACTGGTAATGCAGCAACAACTAACCCCTATTCAACATTATTAGGTGGATTGGGCGCTTCTCCTACATTTGGTACTGCGGCAGGTAGTGCTTTAGGTAGCTTGTTCTTATAAGGATTCATCATGGCAGACAATATCGTAGCGGGTCTTTTCGGACTAACCCCACAAATGTATGGTGAGCAACAACGTGTTGGCGCTTTGAATGAGGGCATTGCTCTTGCTCAATTAGACCCTGCGGCTCGTGGTGCGGCATTAACTTATGGTGGTGCTAAAGGTCTTGGTACTGCTATTGGTGGTGCTATGGGCATAGAAGACCCTCAGTTGAAACTAATTAGCACTCGCAATGCTATTGCCCAACAGATAGACCAGTCTAATCCTGAGTCAATCCTACAAGGCGCTCAGATGTTGGCACAGATGGGTGACCAACAAGGTGCTATGGCTTTAGCTCAATATGCTCGTCAATCTCAGAGTGAGATGGCTCTTGTCCAACAAAGACGGGCAGCAGAACAAGCATCTTTAGCTCAAGTGGCTAAAACTCAATTGTCTATCAAACAAGAAGAGCAACTTCGTGATGAATTGTCTAAACTTCCACAAGGTGCTTCACAAGATGATGTTCTTGCTATTGTCACCAAGTATGGTTCACCAGATAAAGTTTTAGCCGCTTTACAGGCTTCTGCTGACAAAGCTGCAGCTAATGTAGCAAGAACTGAGTCTGCACAATTGGCTAATCAAGCAAGAATTGATGCGGCCAAGATTGCGGCTGATGCTAGGATTGAAGCGGCTCGTGTGGCTGGTGCTACTGCCTTACAAATTGCTCAATTGAGAGCTGATTCTGCTAAAGAATTGAGAGACTTAACTGCTTCACTTAAAGGCCCGAAAGTCCTTGCTCCTTCTCTGCAAAAAGAGGAAGACAAAGAATTGGAACTGGTTGATTCATTAACTGCTCGTGAGACTTCATTAGCTCCTGCCATTGCAACATTGACTCCTGATCCTAGGACGGGTAAACCACCTTTGGAACTTGGCCCTGTAAACAATCTTCGTTATCAAGCACAGAATGCCGCAGGTAACTCTAGTGTTGAGAGCCGAAACTATGCGGCTTTGCAACGTGCTGTTCAAGAGGCTACCAACCTGAAGACAGATGCGGCTAAAGGTGTTCAGACTGACAAAGACGTTTTGCGCTTTGCTAATGAACTTATTGCCGCTTTTGGTGGGAATGATACAAAAACTACACTTGAGGCTCTCAGTAACTTCTCGAAATCTACTGGTAAAGCTAAAGAAAATGCTCAAAAACGCATTGATAGTCGTCGTATATCACAAGGTATAGAACCTTACTACGGCCCTAAAGCTGGTACTGCACAAAACCCTATTAAACTTGACTAAAGGTAAGCATCATGGCGACTGTTTATGAATACAAAGGCGCATCCTATGAGCTACCTGATGGCTTATCAAATGAAGCCGCTTTAGCAAAGATTAAGGCTAGTTTGGGTGAGGTAGAAGGACAACCTACTGCTCAACCTGCAACTCCACCTACTGCTCCACCTACTGCCGAAGCTCCAAAAGAACAAAGTTTGGGTGACTTACTTAAACGTCAACTTGGTTTGGCTACTCGTGCTGTAGTTACTGGTGTTTCTGCGCCAGCAAATATAGTTACAGACTTTTTAAGTGGTGCAGTCAATGTTGGTGCAAACATTATTGGATCAGAAAAGCGTGTTCCTTATTTGTCTCAAGAGCAAAGCAAAGGTTTGACACAACTTGGTCTACCACAGCCTGAAACTGGTGTGGAAAGAGCCGCACAAGCAGGTATGCAAGGTTTAGTATCTGCGGGTGGAATGGCGGCAACTGCTCCCAAATCAATCTTTGGTGCTGATTTAGTTCGTCAACTTCCTGCGGCTACCGCTGCTCCAATGGTTGCACAACCTGTTGCAGAAGTTACCAAAGAAATTACTGGTAGCGACATGGCGGCTACGATTGCCGCTTTAGGTGTGTCTGGTGCTGTTGGCAAAACTACTGGCGATATTTCTGGTCGCATTGCCACAGGAAAACAACCTACTACTACGATGGCTGATGTTCAGCAAAAGGCTACTCGTGCTTATACAAAGGTTAGCGATCAGGGAATTGAAATATCTGGTCAAAACGCCACAAGCCTTGTTGACAAAATAAAAACTCGTTTAGATGCTGTTGATTACATTCCAGAAAATGCCGCACCTGTTGCCAACATTTTGAATAAATATGAAAGCATCCTTCAGCGTGGAAACATTACTTTTGACAATGTTGAACAGATGCGTAGGTTGGCAAATAACTTAAAAGGCAATCCAGATAAGAACATTCGTAGACTTGCAAGTGAAATGGTTGATAGCATTGATGAACACGTTGCCGCCTTGTCTCCCAAAGATGTGGTGTCTGGTTCGGGTGGAATTGATGTTGCCGTTAAGACAATCATGGAAGCCCGTAAAGACTTTAGAAACCTAAGTCGTGCCTCAACCCTTGATAATATCTTAAATGTTGCAGAGACAAAAGCCTTGAATCCAAGTGCATCCGAGAGCGAGTTGATTCGCCAAGGGTTTATTGGTCTTGCCGCCAACAAAAACAAGATGAATTTGTTTAGCAAAGATGAGCAAAATGCCATCAAAGCAGTTGCAAAAGGAAGTTCTTTAGACCCATTGTTGACCTTAATGGCTAAATTCAATCCACAACGTAGTCAATTGATTACTGGTGGTGCGGTTGGTTTTGGTGTTGGTAGTCCAGAGACTTTGAAGTATTCAATTCCAATTGCTGCCGCAGGTTATGGTGCAGACAAATTACAAGCATTGATTCGCAGACAATCTGCTGAAAAAGCCATGAGTGGTTTATTAACTGGTACTACACCTGGCCCACAACCCTCGTATTACACGAGAGGCTTGCTCAGTACCATGATGAACCCTCCACAGCCATGAAAGACGGGCTGTTTGCTATTTCAGTAGCAGCCCTTCTTCTTTGTTTTGTAATTTTCTGTAGTTATATTATTGTTTGGGCATTTCCGTGATCGCCTTTCTCTTGGCGGCAACCATAGAGTACCGATGTATTAAATGGACTTGGACTGGCGATGTTTACACTCGCAGAGTAGTCTGTCTCAAGTGGGAGAGAAAGAAGTGATTGATCCGATAACCGCTTTAGCTGGCATACAGTCAGCTATTTCGATGGTCAAGAAGGCGGCTAATGTTGCCAATGACTTAGGCTCACTTGCGCCCATGATTGGTAAGCTATTTGACGCTAAGTCTGTAGCTACCAAAGCAATGCTTCAGGCTAAACAGTCTGGCAAAGGCTCGAACATGGGGACTGCCCTTCAGATTGAGATGGCGTTAGAACAGGCTAGAGCGTTTGAGGAAGAGTTAAAGATGCTCTTCATGCAGACAGGCAAGATTGATGTCTGGAACAAGATTAAAGCCCGTCAAGCAGAGATGGACTTGGCAGATGCTAAAGAGATAAGTGCTTTAAAGAAAGCAGAGAAAGCGGCTAAACAGAAAGAACAAGAACAACTAGAAATTGGTTTGGCAATAGGTGGAATATTCTTTGTTTTGTTTCTAGTCTTTGTTGGCGTAAATGAGCTGATGACATTCTGTGAAGCAACTAGAAGGTGTGGTCGGTGAATGAGTATCAAAAGACCTTTGACCTATGCCTAAAGATATTTGTCTATGGGCTTGTTGCTTTGTATTTTTTGGGTTTTCTAAAGTTTTTGCCTGACGATTTGTCGGACAAAATTGTTAATCTCCTACTTGGAAAGATTGGACTGTAATGCTATCTCTATTTTCTACACTTGGTGGCTTGTTAATTTCAGGCTTACCAAAACTCCTAGACTTCTTTCAAAACAAAGATGACCAAAAGCATGAGTTAGCTTTGGCTAAAGTTCAAGTAGAACTCCAACTACAGATGATGGCTCAAGGGTTTAAGGCTCAAGAACGCATGGAGGAGATTCGCACAGATCAGATTGCCATGCAGACTGATGCCCAGATGACAGAAGCCGCTTTAAAGCATGATGAGAAAATCATGGAAAGAGCAAGCACTTGGGTAGTGAACTTTGTAGGTACTGTAAGACCTATTGTTACTTACATCTTTATCTTTGAGTTATGTGCAATCAACGCATGGATTGCCTACTACGTTTACTCTCGTCCTAGTTTGGTCAACAACATGGATGATTTAATCCGAGTTACTGACGTTATTTTCTCTAGCGATGAAATGGCAATGCTTGGAGGAATTATCGGGTTTTGGTTTGGCTCACGTTCATGGGCTAAGAAATGAAAGTCAGCAAAGCTGGTGAGGACTT